GAGTTCAACCTGCTGGATGCGCGATGCCGCATCGCCCTGGGCAGCGGTTTCGGGCGGCGCTGGCCGGGGCTGAATCAGAGCTTCACCGGCGTGCTGATGGTCGGCTACCACGCGATGGAAGGCACGCCCGACGGGATTCTGGCGCATAGCTACAGCCCCTCGGCCTTCCGGTGGGTGCGGGTCAACGGCCTGGAGATGGGGGAGATCGCCCTCGATGCGGCAGTAGCGGGGGCCTTCGGCGTGCCGCTGATCTTCGTCTCCAGCGACGAAGCCGGGTGCACCGAGGCCGGGCGGTGCGTCCCCTGGGCGGAGACGGTGGCCACCAAGCAGGGCGTGGGGTGCAACGCGGCCTTCAGCAAGCACCCGGCGCGAGCCGTGGAGGAAATCTACCAGGGCGTCTGCCGGGCTGTCGCCCGAATCAGCGGGATGAAACCCTTTGTGTTGCCCGGCCCCGCGGTCGTGGAGATACGTTTCAAGCACGTCCTCCAGGCCCTTAACGCCCGCCTCCGCCGCCCCGGCTGGCGCCTTTCCGGCCCGCTGACAATCCGCAGGGAACTGGCCAGCCTGGCCGAGTGGTGCTGCTGAGGTCCGCCTTCCATGTCAGCATCTCCACGGTCCGGCGCCACGTCCGCCGCTGGCGGTCCCACAAGCACAGCAGGATTGTCTTTGTCTCCTTCGTCGCGACGGCATCCTAGAGGCCGAAACACTTCAGGCCCCCAAGCAGCCGGCCCGGTGGCGGGCGTGTGCGAGTGGGAGGCCGGCTACTTCTTTTCGCCGATGACACACGGCTTGGCCTTGTACTCGAACGGACCGGAGATCAGGACGGTTGCAGTAAAGGGACCCTTGACGTTCTTGGGCTCTCCCCATGAGAGCGCACACGTGCTGCCTCACCCATACTCCATGCTGAACTTCTTGTCGTAGCTGCCGTCACTGTTGATGATGCGGACCTGCGGCGCGGCAGCGCGCTGCCCGTTGCGAAGGAGCGAGATCCTCTCGCCCAGACTGCCCTTCAATTCCTGAGTGAGCTGCCACTGGCCTCCGTAGTTTTGTGCCCGGACCAGGGACTCAATCGGGCCCCCGGCGCCAAGGGCGGTTTCCTGTCCTTCCGTCACCTTGACGAGATCCCGATGGTCAGGAGCCTGTGAGGAAAGGCCCAGAAGCCGCCACTTGAGGCCCTTGTCATCGGTCTTTGTCTTGTTCCACCGGACCAGTCCATATTCCCCGGTGGGAACGGCGAACAGGCCATCCTTGGGCCGGCGATCGAACATGCCCTGCTTGCCCGAGAGTGTGATGTCATCCACGTCCGCGGCCACGCGGACGGTGCCAGTCGGTACCTCTCCGGCAGGGGCGAATTCGACGAACGCCCCGTCGGGGGAGATGTCTAACTGGTAGAGTTTACCATCGACCTCAACGTGCTGGCCGACGCGCCGGGTGGTTCGGTCGGACTCCGGGTTGTCGAAGGACCTGTCGCCCCTTGGCGCCAGGCGAATCCTGTCCGCCGTCCACCACTCCGACGAGCTGTCGTTGAACGCCCCATTGCAGTTGTCGTCGATGAGCGTGCACCAAAGCTCACGTCCGTCGAGGGTGACCGGGCCTTCGTACCAGCAGGCCAACTCAAAGACGAGGCCCCTCCCGTACGGGTAGTCGATAAACCGCACCTCCATATGGTAGGCCCTCGGACCTGTCTTCCAGGGCAGGACCACCTTGACCGGTATGAACTTGGAGACGGCGTACTCCGGAGGATACCCCTCAGGCTGCTTCTCCGCTTTGATGGGCTGTTCGTCGGCCAGGCTGCCGTCAAAATCCGAGTCGATGTAGAGGAGGTCGTACGGCCCGCCCTTTCGGGAGCAATCCAGCGCCAGCCAAGCCCCGCGGGCGTTCCCGTCGGGGTGCTTGGCCTCGCCAAGAGACGCCTTCCAGAGGCAAAACAGGGGTTTGTCCGTGTTGAACTTGGGCAGCTCCAGATTCCCAGGCGCTTGGTCCCGAATCTTCCCGACGCACCGCCCATGCCCGCCGATTACGGGATAGGTCTGGGCCGCCATGCGATACTGAAGGTGCTGTTGCTGCTGCGCTGAGGCGAGATCCGCTAAAGCGACCACGACCGTTAGAAGGGCCAAACAGGAGCACGTTCTAGTTCCCATGGCCTGACTCCCTATGTGACGCCTACGAGAATGATACGTCCGCGGCTCCTGATGCGCCCAGCGGTTTTCTGTCAGGCGTGTTGGCGTTTCCCATGCTCTTCCGACTGAATCGCCAGCGGCGGGAGAGCACTACGCCCGCCAGAGTTATCAAGGCCGGCGTTGCGATACTATGGCCTGGCCCGGTCTGTTTGCGGTGCCGGCCCGGGAAGGAAGGCGGAGTTCTTCACGCATACCGCATCCACAGGACCGCCGAAGTTCGATAATCAGGCGTATCGGCAACGCGGCTTATTGGGCGCTGCATCCGCGTTTTGGTTGCGGCACAGCTTTTCAAGCTGTGCGCAGGTTCCCAAGCGTTCATCCCGATGGGGCTTGCACGGGTTCGAAAACCTGTGCCACCCCAAGAGCCACGAAAACATTAATGCGCCCCATAGAGCCTATCCCCTCCGTGTCCTGCCCGTCTGTGTGGTAGATTGTTGTCGTTATGTGCGGGATTTGTGGAATCGTGGATTGGGAACGACCGGAGGTGGATCGCGCCGTGCTCGAGCGGATGCGCGACGTGATGATCACTCGCGGCCCCGATGACGCCGGCCTGCACATCGAGCCGCACGTGGGACTGGGCCACCGGCGGTTGAGCATCATCGACCTGTCGGCCGCCGGGCGTCAGCCGATGGCCAACGAGGACCGGACCGTCTGGATCGTCTTCAACGGCGAGATATACAACTTCCTGGAGCTGCGCGACGAGCTGGCGCATGCCGGCCACGCCTTCGGCTCGCGGACCGACGCGGAGGTCCTGGTCCACGGCTATGAGGAGTGGGGGCTGGCGGGCCTGGTCGAGCGGATACTGGGAATGTTCGCGCTGGCGATATGGGACCGCCGGGCCCGGCGGCTTCACCTGGTGCGCGATCACCTGGGCAAGAAGCCGGTATTCTACAACCTAGTCGGCGGGCGGGTCGTCTTCGCCAGCGACATCAAGGCAATTTGGATCGAATCGAACGCCCTCGGCGGCAGCGGCAAGCTGGAAATCGACGAGCGAGCCATTGACGAGTTCCTCTACTATGCCGCCATCTCGCAGAATCGGACGATCTGGCGCGGCGTGCACAAGCTGCCGCCGGCGCACGTGGCCAGTTTTCACGAAGGCGGCGTCGAGCTTCGGCGGTACTGGTCGCCGGACTATACCCGCAAGGCTGAGCGAAGCGTGAGCCAATGGCTTGAGGGGATGGACTTCCACCTCCGCCGCGCAGTAAGGCGACGACTCATCGCCGACGTGCCCCTGGGAGGCTTCCTGTCGGGCGGCGTGGACAGCTCGACTGTCTGCGCCCTGATGGCCGCCGAGGGCAAGGACAAGCCGCGGACGTTCTCGGTCGGCTTTGAGGCGTCGCTGCGGTACGACGAGCGGAAGTACTCGCGCATGGTCGCGGAGCATATCGGCTCTGTTCACACCGAGCTTGTCCCGCGACCCGACGTTGCGCCGATACTGTCGAGCATCGTATGGCACTGCGGCGAACCGTTCGGCGATTCGTCAATGATCCCTACGTACCTGATCGCCCGCGAGGCCCGCAGGCACGTGACGGTGGTGCTTACGGGCGACGGCGGCGACGAGACGTTCGCCGGGTACAGCCGGCACCTGCGGGCCAGCCGCGACAGGCGATACGCCGCACTCACGCCACTTGTGCGCAAAGGCCTTGTGCCGCTGCTGGCCCGGGTCGTGCGGGCGATGGCGCCGACGACCCTCTTTGCGCGGAACATTGACATGTCGGCCAAGTACCTTGCCGGGCACTGGGCGTCGGTCGCGACTGACACGACGTGGTTCGACGGGCTGCGGGACCGACTTTACAGCGGGGGTTTCAAGCGCCGCCTGGGGGGTTTCCATCCGCTGCGTGCACAGCGCGAGTTCCTGATGTCCCTTGGCGGGCCGACGAACGTTGACAGGGCGATTGAGTACCTAATGCTAACCACGCTGCCCAATGACTACCTGGTCAAGGTCGACGTCGCCACCATGGCGCACTCCCTTGAGGCGCGATCTCCGCTGCTTGACAAGGAGCTTATCGAGTTCGCCGCGACTATCCCCTCAGAGGTCCTCACCCAGGGCAACCAGGCCAAGGCGCTGCTCAAGCGATACGCATCCGGCCTCGTGCCAAGCGAGGTCATCTATCGCAAGAAGCAGGGGTTTGCCGTGCCGATACGTCACTGGTTCCGACAGCAGTGGCGCGAGCCGCTGAGACGGATACTGCTGTCCGAGCAGTGTCTGGGGCGCGGGTATTTCGAACGGTCCTTCGTAAAAAAGGTGGTGGACGAGCATACGGACGGCGGGCGCAACCACGCCCCGCGACTGTGGACGCTGCTGGTGCTGGAACTGTGGCACCGGCTGTTCGTCGACGGGACCCTCAGCAGCGGCGATCCGGTCCTCTAGGCCGTGTCTGAGAAACGCCCTATCAGCCGATAGTGCCGTTGATTCCCGCGCCTCGGATTGCCGCTGTCTCCGTTCACTGGCGATCTCACCCGGCAGGCTTGCGTACTCCCGGACCAGGGGCTGAAGCGCGATGTGAAGCGCCTCAGATTCCCTCAGGAACGCCCCGGAGGCTTCCCAAACCGCAGGGGTTGCGGCGTATCAGCCTCTCGTGATTGGACCTATGGCAATCAGTGAGACGAGCTTGGCGTTTCAATTGGCGCCGAACTGTGGATTTCCCGGGATTTCGGCGGACGCCGACAGGCTCACGACCGCCCGATCTGACGGCGAGACAATCGACGAAAAAGCCCGCAAAACCGTGGAAAACTGCGGTCTTGGCGGCCTCAACGGAGAGGTCGGGATTCGAACCCGAGCCTTTCGCTGAATCGGCCCTATCATCGTCCGCGTGAAGCGGACCTGGGACATCACCAACAAACGAGGCGGCGCATGGAGGCGCGGCGGGCCCTTGAGCGTATCCGTCAAGGGCAGGCGATGGGCGCGCATGGCCGCCGCCGTCACGGTCATCCGCCGACGGGTCGCGGATAGATCCTCCACCCAGGTCCCCGCGGCCCGCGGCGGAGTGTTGCCGCGGTTCTGGCGCAATGCAAACCCAACGGGCCGATCGCAAGATCAAGACCATCGCTCCGATAGCCGTCTGTGGGCGGGGTCCAGCCGGGGCCTCCAAGTCCGCAGGGCATTCTATCCGGAGGGGATTGCCATGTCAAGAGAACGGCCATGAACGGGATCAGCCGGGATCCGTCACGATTGCTGATCGCGGCCCTTACGGCGATCGGCGCCGAAGACGGCGGACAGCGATGCGAACTCTGCCGATCCTTCATCGACGGCGATTGCGATGGCCTGCCGGGCGGGGGCCCTGCGCCCAGCTGCTTCGAGCGAGCCATCGATCAGCACGGCGACATCGACCCGGAAACGGGCGATTGGGATCGAGAAAAACCCCTGAACGGCCGGGCGGCTCCCCACACGCCCGGTGCTTCGGCCGAGCCGCCGGCGGAAGGCGTCCCCCCCGGCGCCCCCGCCGCGGCCGGCCGGTTGTTCGTGGGAGAGATGCTGGATTGGATCCGGCGGCGGTACTCGCCCGTCGAACGGGCGATGGCCGCGGCGCTGCGAGGAGGCGCCATCGCCTGCCTCGTGGCCGCGCCGGCGGTACTGGGGGTCATCCATACTGAGGCAAGCCGACCTGGGACGGGACCGGCGGCGGTTCTGCCGAACCTGCCGCCGGCCCGCCCGGCCGGATACCTAAGCCCGAACGGCGAAAAGTTCTCCTTTTTCCAAGCGGCTGTGGCGCGAGGGCCGGAAAGATGCGCCCACGCGGCGGCTCCCTCCTCCGCCGCGGGGCGCAACCGCAGCGAGGCATCCGGGCCACAATCCCGGCGTCAAGCTGGGCGGGCGGCCGGGTTCCTCAGCCGGTCCCTCGCGCTCGGCCGGTTCCTCGATGCCGTGGAGGCGGTCGAGTCGGGCGGGGACGCCCAGGCCGTGGGCGACGGCGGACGGTCCCTTGGCCCGTATCAGATTTCCGCGGGATATTGGGCCGACGGGGGCGGGGATCCCGCGGTCTATCTGCGGGAGGTATGGCACCGCCAACCCTGCCGGGCCGTGATCGTCGAGTACTTCCGCCGCTACTGCCCGGCGGCCCTGGCGCGCGGGGACTGGCGGAGGCTGGCGGCGGTCCACAACGGCGGCCCCGACGGAGGATCCAAGCCGGCGGCAGGGCGGTACGCGGCCCGCGTGGCTGAACGGATGCAGAGAATCCAGGCGAAAGGACTCCAGCATGTCGAGCGACCCGACTCGCCCGTGGACTGCCGCGGAGTTTGATCATTTCCTCGAACTTGCCGCGACGGGCGTGAGCTGGGCGGAGATCTCCCGCCGAATCGACCGAATTCAATTGCCGCCACCCCGGGGAGTTGATCCCTATCGTACAGAGGGCCCTGTCCCGGCAGGTATTACAGCTCTTGCAGGATCAACTCGAGGGGATGAGGGCGGATATTGCGGCGAGGCATCAGGCGCTCCTCGAGGGAATCCGGCATGTCTGCCGATCGCTCGACCCCGTCATCAAGGCCCTCAAGAACACCACGACGGAGTAATTAACGTCCCCCCCCTTGGCAGGCGCTTTCGGAGACCCGCCATGTCCTCTGGGGCGGGGCGGGCGAGGAGATCGAGATGGACGTGAGCATACTCGGCGAGGTCGAGGTCCTGGTCCCGGTGGCGGTCATCATTTTGGACGGGGGGGTCTGCCTGGTGCCCCAGCTGCACCGGATGAGATCGGCCCAGCATATTACACCCTCGTCACCGCCATCGGGATCGGCCGTGACAGGGCCTGTCAAGAGCCCGCAGACCGAGATGCCGCTCCTGATCCTGGGCCCGGGCGGCGATTATTTCCGCAACATCTATGCGGCGGACCTGACCGGGGGCTGTGCCCGATGCAACACCGGAACCAATTGAAGAAGGGAAATCCGATGCCGAGGAAAAAACGCCCCAAGAACGCTGATCGACGCGATGGAGAGACCTCGCCGTTATTGGCCGATGTCACGGGCGGCGACCAGCTCGCCAACATCCTGGACGCCGCGGTCGAGGTCGATGGGGCCAAGGCGGCCCTCTTTGCCCTGCGCGAGACGCTGAAGGAGGTCCGGGCCGCGCTGGCGGCGGCAGATAAACGGCTGGGCGATCTCCTCCGCGAGGCCCGCGACGGGCTGCCCCTCCAGAACGCCGCGAGCTCGCCGGATCCCCCGAGCATGACCAGCGCCGCCGGAGAGGCCGCCAAGAAGCGCGAGCAGGCCGATTGGCGGGCGGTCCGGCTCGATTCGCTCACGGACCCGCACATCAAGGGGCGGTACCTCAAGGCGCTGGCCGAGCACGACCCGCCCATCGTCACCCTGGGCGATTGGACGGATTGGGTCGCGGCCGGCGACTTCTGCATCATGAGGGATGTACCGGGACTCGGCGAGGCGGCCCGGGCCAACATCGACGAGGCGACGGCGGCGTTCTGGGCGAAGCTGAAGGGGCCGGACCAGGCAACCGCCTGAGAGCAAACCCCTAAACCCGCGAAAGGCACTGCAATGTCAAAAAGACGAAAAACCAATGGCGCCGGCGAGGCCCTTGACACGTCGCATCAAGGCCAGGCCGCGCCGGCTCGCCGACAGCAGGAATGCGACGAGATCTTTGCCGAGTACGATAAGCACCCGCCCGGCGATCGCCCGAAACCCGCGGCCAGGGCGCACCTGGTCATGGTGCCCATTGCCTCCATCGCCGCCGGGGGCAACGTTCGGGCCAAGCCCGATGAACCGTTCCTCGTCGGGCTCCAGACCTCGATCAGCGAGCTGGGGATGCTCGAGCCGATCATCCTGCGGAAGATGCCCGATGGGCCGTTCCGCGTGGTGGCCGGGTTCCAGCGCCTGGAGGCGGCTCGCCGGGCGGGCGAGGAGATGATCGAGGCGAAGCTCTATTCCGGTGCGGGGATCGACGACGCCTGGGAGGCTGCGGCGCGCCTGGCCGAAAACGTCCAGCGTCGGGATCTCTCCCACATGGAGCTGGCGGGGATCTTCGGGGCGGCGGTCAAGGCCGGCATGGCGCCGGCCCAGATCGCCGCGGCGGCCAACGTCAGCGACGACATGGTCCGCCGTCATCTGTCGCTCCTGCGGCTGACGGGGCCGGTGGCGGAGCTGGCTGAATCCGGCAGACTGCCGGTTCAGCACGCCGAGATCATCGCCCGCGTGGGTGATACGGCGAAACAGATCGAGCTGGCAGAGCATTGCCTGCGGATGGAGTGGTCGCCCGGAAAGAAGAAATGGACCGAGCAGTCCTGGCGGCCGCTGGGTGTCGCGCACGAGGACCCGGTGGATTATGTCGCGCCCCTGGAGGAACTACGGGCGGACGTGGCGCGGGCGATGCGCGGCCTGGCCGCATGCGGGTGGCTGAGAATCGAGCGCGAAAGCGCCCGGACCGACGGGATACAGATAGCGTCCGCGGGAAAGCCGCCCTGCGAGGGTTGCCCGGACAACACGGCCACCCACGCCGGCGAGCCGGCCCTTTTTGCGGGGATCCACCCGCGAGGGAGCGACAAGCGCGGATTCTGCTCCAACCCCGGCTGCTACGAGGCGAAGACTGCCGCCTGGGAAAAGTTCCGCCAACGACGTAAGGCCGCGGAGGAGAAGCGGCTCAAAAGCAAGATCGCCCAGGCCCGAAAGGCGGGTGCGGAGATCTGCCAGGAATGCGGCGCGGCCGCGGAACTGGTCAAGACCCGCGATGGGCGGGAACTGTGCGGGAAATGCCGCGCCAAGGCGGAGCATCCCCATAGCCGGCGCGGGGAGAGCTGGGAGACGCGGGAAGAGCGGGTGGCGGCGATCAAGAGGAAGTTCCCCTGGGAGCCAGAGCAGCGGTTCGCCCTGGGGACGTACAAATGGGCCGGGACGGTCAGCGAGGCGATCGGCGGGGCGATCTCCGCCGGGACCATCAACGACGATCCCGACGTCCCCGAGGTGCTCCTGGCCCTGAAGTTGCGGCCGCTGACGCGGCAGGACTGGTTTGAGCCGCGCGAACTGGCGGGGATGCCCACGCCGATGCAGATAGGCGCTGGCAAGCACTTCAGCGGTGCTGATCTCGCGAAGATCTGGAAAAAACTTGGGCGGCTCGATCCGGATGACCGGCCCTCGATCCATTACGACGGTGAGGCCCGCAATGTGCCGCTGCCCCAGGACGCGCTGGAGGGGATTGCGTTGCTGGAGCGTCTGGCGAGGGCGTGGCAGGTCTGGCCGAGACTGGCCCCCAAGCCGCGGGAGGAGGATTTCCGGCAGCCCGCGGAGAAGAAGCCCGCGACTCCCATCGGGAATGGGAAGGGCAAACCTGACGCCGCCGGACGCCGCGCGTGTCTGCTGTGCGGATGCACAGAGGACGCCGCCTGCCCCGGGGGATGCTCCTGGTTCGATCCGCAAAAGACGATCTGCAATCGCTGCGCCGACCTCATCCGCGGCGGCCAACGCCCCGTGGCCGAGCCGCTGATCGCCAAGGCGCCCCTGTGGCTCCTCGAGCATATCGTCACCACCGGGAAGCTCCATGGGGACTGGCGCCGGAGCCGGATATCGCAGCGGATCCAGAAGGTCCTGAAAGCCCCGCCGGAGGCGCACTAATGGACATCATCGTGAGGACCCCCAAGAGCGAGCAGGCCCTTGACACGAGGTGTGAAGGGCGGGCCAAGGGGCCGGCACGGTTTGCCGATATGAGGTTTGCAATTGTACTGATCTGCGCGGCGCTGATCTTAGCCGGGTGCAATTGTGCGCCGGGACCGGAAGAACCGGCGGGGACGCTTCTCTCGATCACGGCGAATCCCAACAGTTTCACGGATGCCATCACCTGCACCGTGACAACGACGACCCACGTGTTGATCGTGTCGGGCCGGGTTTCGGGCAGGATCGGGGCCTGCTGTCGAATCGAAACTAGGTCTGGGTTTCGGTGGCTGCACATCGACGGCACTGAAGGCCGAATACGGATTCTCTGAGGGACGTCATGGACATCATCGTGACAACGCCGAAGTCCGAGCGGGCCAACGCGGCCGCAGAGGCCCGCGACTGCATCGCCGCCGGCAACGGTTCCGGGGCCGAGTACTTCCGGCGCTTCGCTTCGCAGGCGGCGCCGCGGAAGCTGCGGGTCGGGGAACGCGTCTACTACGTCGAGGACGGCTACGTCCGCGGGTACGCGATCGTGAGCCGCATCGAGGTCCGTCTGGTCTGGCTGTATTGCGAGACGAGCGGGCGGATCTGGCCGGCGGGGTTTTACGTCTTCATGCCCGCCAGCAGCTGGCGGTGGATCGCCCCGATCGCCATGCGGGGGTTCCAGGGCTTTCGATACGCCCCGCCGGCCGGGGTGGGCGGAGAGCGCCGGCTGGGCGACGTCCTGGATAACGTGGTCCAGGAGATCGGCGGGTGGCTGGACCCGATGCCGGCAACCGCGACGAAGGGCCGGCCATGAGCGACGAGATGACGGACCGCGAACGGATCGCACGCCTGGAGCCCGAGATTGCCGAGAGCTTGCAGGAAATCGGCCGGCTGAGGAGCCGCTGCGGGGGGCTGCCTGGCATGCTGATGCAGGCGGCCGTGAATGAGACAGAGACCGGATTCGATGACGAAAACAGGCCCGCCAATGGGCCGGAAAGGATACCAACCATGTCCAGCCAAGCGATCGTAGCGACGGCAAACACCGTCCCCGACATCCCGCTCTACCCGGAGGATAACAGGGTGTCGGTGAACCTGGATTGCCAGGAGGTCGGCAGCGGCAAGGAGACGCTGCGCCTGTGGTACGAGGAAGGCGTCCTCTCGCAGAGGAGCGCCGAATCGATGATGCAACTGGCGGCGGCCTCGGCGACCCTGCTCAAGGGGCCTCACCAGTACGCTGGCAAGCTCATCGTGCACCAGGAGGCCGAGGTCAACGGCGTCCGCTACGAGCAGGGCTGCGCTGTGGGCGTGCTGACCGAGCCCGACGTGCTGAATTTGCACGAGGCCAACGCCAAGAACGTCCTGGAACGACTGGCCGCGCAGCGCGCGAAGCACCACTGAGATCGCCAACGCCGATGGACCCGAAACTGGAACGGGCGGTGATCGCGGAGATCACTGACGAATTGGGCATCGACCCCGCGGGCGTGAACCGTGCGTCGCGCCTGGCCGAGGATCTGGCCGTCGATTCGCTGGAGGCGGTGGAACTGATGATGCGGATCGAGGATGCCTTCGGACTGCGACTGCCCGAGGCCGACGTCGCCTCCCTCCGCACCGTCGGGGACGTGATCGACCTGATCGGTCGGGTCGCTGCGGGCGACACCGACGGGAGAGGAAGAGCCGGATGAGCGACGCCCGGCAGCACGAACGCCTGGCGAGGTTGCGGACTGACGAACTGGTCTCGGTCCTCAACGGCTGCATGATCGGCTTGGCCGAATGCCGGGCGGACTGCCAACAGTTCGCCGAAAAGATCGCCGCGGTGGCCGAGGAACTCCTGGGACGCTGCGGGCGGGGCCGCGCGGCGCCGCCGGCGGCTGAGCCGTTGAGCCAAGACGTCAAGGGCGTGAGGGAGAAAGGACGCTCCCATGATCACAGCACGGTGCATCGCGCCGGCCTGCGACCGGCCGGCCAGGGTGATGGATTCACTGTGTCTCAAGCACTACGTCGAATCAAGACGGATCTCTCCAAGGGGCAATGAACCGCGCCTTGAAGACCTCGACGGGGCGGCTGAGGCGGCGCCGCCCGCGTTGAAATTTCAAGCACCAGCCGCCGAGCCCGCGGGCGGGCCCTTGACAGAACTTGTCAAGGGCGGGACGGCCCTAACGGCCGGGACGTCCGCGCTATCAGAGGAGACTCCGATGAGCAGCGAAGCTGAAGCCACCAAAACGCAGTGCGCCGTGCCGGCCTGTCCCCGCGCGGCCGACACCCGCGGCCTGTGCGGGTGCCATTATTCCCACCGCCGCGACGAGAGCGAGACCGGGCAGCTCGTCCGCAGGCACATCCTGCCCTCCAGGCGGGGCCGGAAGCGCCAGCCGGACCCCAGAACGGCGATCGATCGAACGGTCGGCCCCAGCGGGGCCCGGCCGGCCTCGGCGGACCAGGCGGCGGTGGGGGCCATACGCGAGGTTCTGCGGCTGCTGAACATCCGCTGGGTCGATCTGCCGACCGAGATCGGCCATGCCTTCATCGGCAAGGACGGCGTGGCCGTGCTGCGGGCCGATGGCACCCTGACGGCGGGCCGGCTGAACATCGGGGCCTGACGGGCGATGAGCCACGGCGGGACCCGCGAGTGGAGCGAGACGAGCGTCAACTGCTGCCTGGGCTGCGCCCACAGCTGCGTCTATTGCTACGCCCGCGAGATCGCGATGCGGTTCGGCGGGCTGAAGCGTGGGATAGACTGGCAGATGGAACGCCCCATGAACCTGGAAAAGGTCCGGTGCGAGGAACGGTTCGCCCGCCGGTATCGCGGCGTGGTGATGTTTCCCACCGCCCACGACGTCACGCCGGGCAACAGGGACGCCTGCCTGGAGGCGCTCCGATGCCTCCTGGCGGCGGGAAACCGTGTCCTCCTGGTCACCAAGCCGCGTCTGGAGATCATGCCACGGATCGTGGCGGCCCACGCCGCGGCCTTGCGGGAGCAGTTGCTATTGGGCGCGGATCCGCCGTATGGGCGCTTCGAGGTCCGCTGCTCCATCACGTGCATCGACGACAGAGTTCGTCGGCTCTGGGAACCCGGGGCGCCGAGCGTCGAGGAACGGATTGACTGCATGCGGTACCTGCGGGAAAGCAGCGTGCGCACCAGTCTGTCCATCGAGCCGTGCCTCCAGCCGGAGCGGGTCGAGGACTTGATCGCGGCCGTTGGGCGATACGTCAGCGAGACAATCTGGATCGGGATGTGCCGCAACCTGGGCCGGCGGATCGCCTGGGCGTTCAAGCCCCGCGGTGGCCTGAGCCTCGAGGAACGGCTTGAGCTGCGGAAGGCCGCCGATTGGCTGGAATCGCAGCAGACCGACGAGAAGGTCCTTGATCTTTATCGCCGCGTGGCGGCCCATCCCCAGGTGCGGTGGAAGGATTCCATCCGCGAGGTGGTGGAACTGTGCGGGCTGAACGCGGTCGGCAAGGACGGCCAAGATGACGGGGAGCAGAGCGGCGACGATGACGGGCAGTGATGAAACGGTGCTATACATCGCGGAACTCTGGCAGCTCCTCCCGGAGGACGCCAAGCGGAAAGGGCGGTCTACGCCCCTGGAATGGGGCAAGCTGCGCACTCCCGCCGACGATAACGAGGGCGGAGTCCGCCACCAGATGCGCTGTCAGGCGGTGAAAGCCATGCGGGAAGGCTTCGGCATCCTCGGGGTTTACTACGATCTGCTGGCGGTGTTCGGGTTTGCCCGGTCGGCGGCCCTGCGGGGGTGGCTGATCAATCACGACTACCAGGCGGCGACGGTCGCCCAGATCGGCCAGGCGATCGGATGCGCGGATGCGGGTTTCCTGGGGCGGGCGATCAGGGGACTGGTGAAGATCGGACTCCTGGTGCGGGCGAAGCGCCCGGATTTCCATGACGCGATCGCCAACGATCGGACCATCCGCGCGGGTGCGGCCGAACCGGCGACACCGGGCGTCAAAGGCGAGCCGCCGCCCGAGGGCGAGAAGGGCGCCAAGGAGCGGCCTTCTGGGGCCATGCGACGCCGCGGGCACAAGAGCGACAGGCGCCGAGTTTCCGGCGTGCGGCCGGCCGGCGGCCGGAAACTGGCCGGACGCCGGGTGGACGCGGGCCGGACGCCGGGTGGACGCGGGCCGGACGCGGGCCGGACGCCGGCCGGCCCGGGGCCGTCCGACGTCTCAGAGTCTAAGAATCAAAGACAACGAGACTCTCAGACAACGAGACAACGAGACTCTCAGACCGGAGACCCTCAGACGCCGACAACGGCTGCGGCTACGGCTTCGCCTTCGCCTCAGCCGTTGTCGGCCCACGGCAACGGCGAGACCTCGGGAGACTCTGAGACGGCAACGGCCCGGCCTGCGCCCGCGCCGTCGCCAGACTCGCAGACGAGTGACCTGCCGACGGGCGAAGCAGGCGACACGTCCAGACCGGCCATGCCAAGGCAGCCAGCGGAGACAAACCAGGGGGGCGACGCGGAGACAAGCGACGCGGGCGAGCGACAGACGGCCGCCACCACAGGCCCGCCGGCTTCGCCCGACGCTCAGCCGCGGGCCTCCCCGGCCACCACCCCGCCGTCGGAAGCGGCCGCTGCCGAGGGGCCGAGGCAAGCCGACCCGGCCATAGCCGACGTGGAGCTCGGGGCCGAGCGGCACGGCGCGGCCAGCGTGGAGGCATTCGTCAACGAGATGATGGCGGTCTTGTATCCGACACGGGAGGATCTGCTGACGGAAGGTCGAAAGGCCGAGCCGCCCCAGTCGGTGGAGCGGTTCGAGGCGCGGGAACGGGGGGCGCTGGCGAGCGGGATCGCCAGGGCGATGCGAGGGCTGGGGCAGATCGGCGTCGTGGAGATGCTGAGCGCCGGGGTCAAGCAGGCGGAGCGGTTGCGGCGGCGAACGACGCGGCGGCCGAGGGGCGCGGTCTGGCTCTACTGGCTAGCCAGGCACAGGGCCAGGGGACGGTGAGGCATGGTTAGACGGGCAAGCGGTAGAGCTACACGGGCTGCGGGCGGCCCCTTCCGACGGCGGGGTGGTGATGGGTGGGCTGCGGGTCCTTCATGCGGATCCGGGGGCGCGCGGGTTTGGGGAGTGGTGGTTCGTGAACGCGAGTGCCCTGGGAAAAAGCAGTCGCGCAGGTGCGCACCGCGGAAAGCGCATCGGGCGGGGCAGTTGCGTGGGGCCGGTTGTGGGGGTCGGCAAGGCCGGTGCGCGGGGGCGGGAAGGATCGGATCGTGGTGACAAGGAATCGCCCTGTCCCGGCACGATCGATACGATCGTTGGCCCGCCTGGTGGGCAAGGCGGAATCCACGGTGCGCAAATGGATTGCGCGCCGCGACTGGATGTTCGCGCTCGAGCCGCCATGGGACGTCGCCAAGGTCCGGGCCTGGGCGGAGATTCATGTTCATCCCGACCCGGCGGCGGCGTACCGCAAACGGATGGCGGCCGCTGAAATGGGAAGCGGGGAATTCGGGCGGATGGAGCCGCTGACGAAGGCGCGGTTCCAGGCGACGCTGGAGCGCGCGCTGCTCATCCGACAGCGGCGGCTGGTCGAGGCCGGCCAGCTCCACAACGTCGAGGAGTGCCGGCAGCGACGGCTGCGCCAGGTTCACGAGGTGAAGAGCCGGCTTGTGGATCTGCCCAGGGCGATGGCCAATGCCCTGGCCGGGCAGGATGCGGAAACAATCGAGCGGGTTTTGATGGAGCAAGTGACGGCAATGCTCCAGGAGTTGGCGGCGGATGGCGGCAAGGGCACGACATAAGGGTGTTGCCGGGGCGACCGCGATGGCCGAGCCGGTCTGGGACGAGGCGGAACGGGCGGCCTGGGCGCCGCCGGCGCCCATCCTGCCGAGTGGATGGGCGGAGCGGCACCGCCGCCTGCATCGGGGCCGGTTCAAAGGCCCGTGGAGAAACGCGAACGCGCCGTACCTTCGCGGCATCATGGACATCCCGACGCGGCCGGGTGTGGTCCAGGCCAACCTTGAAAAGGCCGGACAGATCGGTGGCAGCGAGGCGATGCGAACGCTGACAGGTTACTGGGCGCACGTTGACCCCGCGCCGATGGCGCTGACGCTGCCTAACCAGCGGAAGGGCCGCTCGATCATGAAAAGTGACGTGCGTCCGCTCTTCCGCCGGACCGCCGTGCTGCGGGAACTGATCGGTCACCAGACGGACGCGCTCCTGGAGTCGATCAGCCTGGTCAACGGATTCTCCCTCGATCTGATGTGGTCGGGATCGGCAACCAGCATGGCGGCCAACCCGTACCAGCGATGCATCAATGACGAGGTGGACAAATTCGAGCCATGGACCGGGGAGGAATCCGACGCGGTGGCGGCCACCGAGGGCAGATTGACGGCGTACGAGGAGCGCCGATGTCAGGTCAACGTGTCCACGCCTACCACGACTGCGGGCAAGATCCATCAGCTGATGCAGCAGTCCACGGTCAGACTCGAGTGGCAGGTCCCCTGCCCGCACTGCGGGAGGTTCCAGGCGTTGCGATGGGCGGGGCTGAAGTGGATGGACCTCCAGGCGGCCCAGGTTCATCTGGCGGCGGCCGAGGCGGCCGCGGCGGGGGGCAAGACGGGCTACGCGGTCGGCTGGGATGAGAACAGGCGATGCTGGAAGGAGGCGGTGGATCCTGCGGCGGGATCGGGCCTCACATTCCCTGACCCCATCGAACTGGGTCGCCACGTCGCTTGGCTGAGACGGATGATCGAACGTCTGGGAGCTGCGGAGGACCGCTCCGGCCTGGCGGATGTGCTGGCGGCCGAGAGGGAGGCGGCGGTCTGGTACGAATGCCGCCACTGCCGGGGCAGGATCTTCCCCAGACAGAAGGCCGCAATGATCCGGGCGGGCCGATGGAGCGGGCCGGATGGTTACGTGACGGACTTCTGGGGCGCCCGGCACGAAGACGCGGAAGGAGTCCTGCGATGGCCGTGGGAGACCCGCATCGGGTTCCAGATATCCGCCCTGTGCTGCCTGTGGGTGCACTGGAGCCGGCTGGCGGGAGAGTGGCTGCGATCGCAGGGCGACCCGGCGGCGCTCTTTTTCTTCACGACCTTCCGGCTCGCGGAGGCGTTTGAGTTCCGCACACGCCGGATACCGGAGACGATGCTTGCGGCCAAGACGGCCAGGGCCGGGTTGGAGGAGGGGATCGTCCCCCGCTGGGCGTGGCTGCTCCTGGCCGCCATCGACACGCAGGCGGATGGATTCTACGCGGTGCTGCGGGCCTGGGGCGGCGGGATGCGATCGGCCCGCGTCTGGCATGGGAAGCTCGCGACGTTCGTGGAGCTGGACAGGTTGCTCTTCGTGCGCCAGTGGCCGGTCGAGGGCGGGGAGTTCCCGCCGATGCTGGTGGCCAAGACGCTCATCGACAGCGGCGGCACGGAGGACCGGATGCTGGAAGTGAGTCGCACGCAGCAGGTGTATCTCTACGCGATCCCCCGGCAGCCGGCGATCGTGGCGATCAAGGGCGCGAGCCGCCCGGGGGCGGGCCTCTTCTGGCCGATGAGAAACCCGATGGCCGGCGGAGGCAAGACGGAACTGACCGATCTGAGGGCCTTGCTCGTCGATCGGCACATGGCCAACGACCTCCTGGCCGAGATGATCACGGCGGGTATCCCGTCGGAGGAACCCCGCGCCGGGGGGCCGGGGCTGGAGCAGTGGCTCCTGAACAAGCGCCAGGACGAGGAATACGAGGCGCACATGGCGGCGATGCAGCGGACGATGGACCCGCGGACGCGGGCGGAGATATGGACCCCGCGGGCCACGGGGACGCCGCATGACTACCGCGACTGCGAGGCCTACCAGGTCGTGGCCGCGTACCTGACCAACGTGCACCTGCTGCCGGAGGAGAGCGAGGTCCTGGAATGGAAACGTCAGCAGAAAACGATCGGCGAAACCAGGCCGCAGACCGGCCCGTCCCCCGGCGGGGATCCGTGGGCGGTGCGGCCGCTTTGAGGAGTTTTTGCGATGACGGATGAAAAACGCACGGATGCGGCGGGGGAGACCCCGCGGGGCAAACGGCTCACGCAGGCGGCGCTCAATGACGCGCTCGCGCGAAAGCGGTGCTCCCACTGCGCCACCCGCGGGGCCTGGAAGATATACAGTCAGGATGGAAAGGGCGGCGCGGTGCGGTATGTCAAGTGCCTGGGCTGCGGACGCACCGACAAGGTCCCCGTGATCGCCACCGAGACTGATGATGAAACCCAGACGCGCCAAACGTGACCCGTCGCGGATCAGTGCGGGCCTGGCGAGGCTGGCCGTGCCGATCAGGAGCCTCCGGGGCGACGACGGCAACGTCCGCCGCCATCCGGAGCGGAACATCGAGGCGATCAAGCACAGCCTGGCGGCCTTCGGGCAGCAGGCGCCGGTCGTCTTCGTGGTGCGCGGCGGCCGGCGGGTCGTCATCAAAGGCAACGGCGTCCTTGCCGCGGCCCGCGAACTGGGCTGGAAACACCTGGCCGCGATCGGAACCCGCCTGCTGGACAACGATGCCAAGGCGTTCGCCATCGCCGATAACCGCACGACCGATCTCAGCGAGTTCGACGAACAACTCCTGGCGGCACAGCTCCAGGACCTGGAAAAACCCGGGTATGATCTGGCAGCCGCCGGATTCAGCGAGGATGAATTGCGCGAACTACTGAACGGCGCCGGAGTAGACGCCGAACAGCAGGGCGAGAAAAATGCCCCAAAGCGCCGAGCCAAAGCGCTTTCGGAACTCTACACCGTAATCGTGGAGTGCAAAAACGAGCGCGATCAACTGGCGTTCTATCGCCGGATGCAGAAAGAGGGCCGAAAATGCAAACTGTACGTGCTGTAGCCGCGGTTCAAATCCGCGACTCCCCCCGCGTGCAGTACATCGGCGCGATGTTCGATCTCGGCGTGCCACGACGAGTCGAGCGGGTTTTTGAGGCCAAACTTCCGGACCCGAGCGAGGAATGGCGGATCGGGGCGATAGTTGGCCCAAGCGCCAGCGGCAAGAGCACGCTGGCCCGAGCGGCGTATCCCGGCGGGTACTGGCGCGATCAAACATGGCCGGCGCGGCAGGCCATTGTGGACTGTTTCGGCCGGCGCGACGTGAAGGTCGTGACGAGCATGCTGACGGCGGTGGGATTCTCCTCGCCGCCGGCGTGGATCAGACCCTTCTCAGCGCTCAGCACGGGTGAGCAATTCCGGGCGAACCTGGCCCGCGCGCTTCTGACGGGCGGCGATCTGGTCGTCTATGACGAGTTCACCTCAGTCGTGGATCGCACGGTCGCCCGCGTCGGGAGCGCCGCGGTGGCAAAAAGCATCCGCAAAGCCATCATCGGATGTCGGTTTGTCGCCATCTCCTGTCATTACGACATGCTGCCGTGGCTCCAGCCCGATTGGGTGTTCGACACGTCCGATTTCACGCTCTCCCGGAGGCGCCTTCGGCGACCGAAAATGCGCCTGGAGATATGCCGCTGTCTGCCCGCCGCATGGGGCCTGTTTAAGGTCCATCACTATCTGAGCGCGGAGATGTGCTCCCGCGCTGCGCGGTGTTTTCTGGCGATCCACCACGGGCAGCCCATCGCGTTCGCCTCCGTCATGCCCTGCCCGGGGGTGAGCCGCGTGAGCCGCGTGAGTCGGATCGTGGTACTCCCGGACTGGCAGGGGATCGGGATCGGGCGCGCCTTCTGTGCCGGGCTGGGGTCGCTGTACGCGGAGCAGGGCAGACGACTCTGTCTACGGACTAGTCATCAGATGATGATCCGCTGCCTGGCGGGCGACCCGAGCTGGCAAATAGCCGCCGTGTACCCGCGCGGTTCACCTCCGGCCCGGGGGGAGCTGCAGGGCCTCCACCGCGTGAGCCGGCGCGCGGGGGTCAGCTTTTTTTGGGCCGGGGATTCGCGGAGCGGTAATAGCGGGGCGGGCAGGACTTAGGCGAGCCGGAAAACCGGGGAAAATCGGGGATTTCTGTTGACTGCGCCAGCTCGCGCGGTACAATGGCGTCATCAGCGTCACACGACGCGACGGCGAGCCTCCCCCGCAGCGGAGGCCTCTGAGGAGCCGGCCCATGGGCGCGGCAGACAGGAGATCGACGATGACCCCCCCGAACAGCCCCAATCAATCAACAACTGCACCGCAATGGTTGCGCTCGCTGGCGCGCGCGGCCGGATCCACCGCCGGGACGCGGCGAGGCATGATCCGCGCGGTCCTGGCCGCATGGCGAGTGCGCAGAAATGAGCCGCTCCCGGCCCCGCTGCCCGATACGGCGCTGGGCCGAAACCGCCTGCGTCAGGGCGACTGGCGCCTGCCGCAGCGCAACCGGGCCGACTGCGTGACACCCAGCCGCCGCGCACTGGACGAGATCACGCTGGTACATCCGTACGTGCCGATCTCGCTGACCGTGCGAGAGGCGCGACGAGCGATCGAGGATCGGCGGTTCGCCCGCCAGTGCCGGCGGCGCCAGCGCGAGGCGCGGATGCTGCTGCACATCGCCAGGCGCTATCATCACACCGTCTCGGCATTGTGGGCGTCGCAGTTTGCCGACGTCGAGATCGGCACCGGCAGCGTGGTGCGCGAGTGGCCGTACCGCGGGCGGTCGCGCGGCTATTGCCGAGAATACCATACGGCGGGCATCAGGATCGACCGTGCGGCGCCGCGCGCCCGACAGATCGTGATCTGCGACTCCCGATCGAGGATCATCAGACTGCCGGCGGTCCCTGTCGCGTTGGCGCGAGCGTGGAGCGCCGAGGCGCCGCATCCTGTCGGGCTGCTGGCGGCGCGGACGGCAGACCCCGATATCGTCGCCTGCTGGGCGCCGATCGACGGACGTTGGGGCGTGATCGCCCTGGCGTGCCGGGGCGTGGCGATCCCGCAGACCGTGGCGGCAGGCTCCTACACTGCGGCGGATGTGCTGGCGGAGGCCAACTCGCAGGTGCGAGCGGTGATGACGGCCCGATATCCGGGAGGCGCCGAGCGCCTCATCGCGGACCTGGGGCTGGAGCCGCTGCAGCAGGACGATTTCGGCAGACTCTACCAACTGCCGGGCGGGCGACAGGGCATCGTGCAGGTCACGGACGCCACGCCGGGGCCGGATGGCACGCACCGCGTGCATTGGCTGTGCGTGCCGCCGACGATGCGGACGGCCAGAGATGCGGTCGCCTGGACGTTCGACGTCGAGCCTGAGGCATACGCGCCGCAATTAGAGGCGTGAGGCCGGCACAAGCGGCGGGTGGGTGCGAGCACCGCCGCCGGCCATGATACGGCCGGGGATGGTCCCCGGCCCGGACGTAGCATACATCGCGTGAGAGAGGAGCTAGTCAGATGAGCGAGCGAGTGATGATCAGACAGGGAGACGTGCTGGTCTGCCAGCTGGAGACGTTCCCACGGATGGCGAGGCGCCGGCGTGGGGCGATGGTGCTGGCTCGGGGAGAAGCGACGGGGCATGCGCACGTGCTGGAGGCGCCAACGGTCGACGGCGCGTTGGCGGAACTGCTCGAGCTGGACGCGCGGCTATTCGCGCGCGTGCGGGGCGGCGACGCCCGCGTGATCCACCAGGAGCACGGCCCCGTGGTGCTGCCGCCGGGGGATTACGAGATCGTGCGGCAGCGAGAGTACGTGCCGCCGCCGGCGGGCATGCCGACCCGATGGAGCACGCGGCGCGTGGCGGATTGATTGGCGCGATGACGGATCAAGCAGGCGCGGCGGGGCAGAGATGCTCCGCCGCGCCGCAACGAGGAGACGGAAATGAGTCCGAGCGATCGGGTGAGCATCTATCTCCCGGAGCACCTCCGGGGCGTAGTGGACCTGGTTTCAGGCGATCCGGGATTGTCGGCCCGCATCGCGTCGATCCTGGATCGATACCGCCATCTGGTCCGCGTCTCACGCCCGGCGCTGACGCGGGCTGAGTGGTGCCTGGTTTTGGACGGCTGCAGCGGGTGGGCGACGCCGCAGGAGCCGGCGGAATTGCTCCTGAGCGGCCTGGCGCTGGAGGTCCAGGACCACATCCGGCTGAATGACGCCGGGGAAAAGTGGGGGCTGACGACGGCTCAATGCGACGCCCTGCTGGGCCGATTGATCGCGCTGCGGCCGGTGGAAACCCTGGCGGTGATGGAACTGGTCGAACGTTTTTGGCGGCGCTCCGGTCTGGAGACCGATGAGGCCATGCGAGAGGCGGGCATAGTTCCGACCGACCCGGGGTTTCGAGTCCGAGAGGATTGATTGGGTCGGCGGCGAGCCGCCCATCGAGGACGCGGAACTGATCGCAGATCTCATGCGAGAGGCCGGCGAGGCGATGTTGCAGGAGCGAAAATCGTTGGGTGCCACATGAAGGCCCTGGTGGTCCGCCAGCCCTGGGCGGCGATGATCGCCGACGGGCGAAAAACAATCGAGGTGCGCTCCTGGCGCACGTCGTTTCGAGGGGATCTCCTCATCATCGCCGCCAGATGCAACCAGGGCACCGAGCACGGCATGCCCAGGGGCGTTACCGTGGGTTTGGTGAGGCTCATGGAATGCCGGTCCATGCGCCCGGAGGATGAGCCGGCGGCGTTCGTGACCTATCAGCCCGGTCAATGGGCGTGGGTGCTCGAGTTGATCCGGACGCTGCCCCCGGTACCGATCCGGGGGATGCGCGGGGTTTTTGAGGCGAATTTCACGCCGGAAATAATTTGAGACTTCCTACAACGCCGTTGTAATGACCTGGTTGTCGAGCGGGCGGGGGCCGTCGATGATTCCCCTAGATGGCCCTCACGCTCACACAGGTCGACGCGCTGCTGGATGCCGCGTACGTCGCCAGCGCCAACGACCAGCTCTCCTTCCGCACCCCCGGCGGGCACGAGGTGGTTTTTCACACGCTCCAGGCCCGCACCGCCTACATCGACTGGCTTGAGGGGAAACGCCGCGAGCTCATCGATGAAGCCGCCGCCGCCAGCGGCGACCCGGCCTCCGCGGCGCCGGTGGTGAGCTTTCAGGAGCCGTGCCCATGAACGCCCGGAAGGCAGCCATCGGCGCGATTGAGATCGCCGCCCGGTCGCCGGGCTGGCTGCTTTCTTCGCTGGGCGGGCTGGCCGGGAGGCTGGTGGGCGGATTTCTGTCCAGCATCTCCGGCGGATTCAGCGGCGGATACTGGGGCGCTTACCACGACGCGGCCCGCCGCGACTCCACGACCGCGGACTGGCGGGCGAGGCTCTCCAGCGCCGACGCGGCCATCGTCGAGGACCTCGACGTGATGCTCGCGCGGAGCCGCCTGGAGATCGCCAACAACGGCTATGCCGCGTCCATCCAGGGGGGCTACCGGCGGTATGTCGTCGGCGGAGGGATAACGGCACGGTCCGCGGCACGCCACCCCGAGACGGGCGAGATGCTGAAAACCTACAACGCCCAGCTCGACGCGATCTGGGAGGAATGGTTCTGGGAGTCGGCCCTCTGCGATGGCGAGGCGACCAAGACCATGCCGGAAAAACAACAGTTGTGGATGAACGAGTTGGTCGGCGCCGGCGGGGTCTTCGTCCTGCGAAATTACCTGCCCGCCGCCGACGGCGTCGGGTTGGCGCTCCAGGAGATCGAGTACGAGCAGCGGGACACGGTGACGAGCGAATACCAGGGGAGGGCCGTCCGCGGCGGCGTGGAAACCGACGTCTACGGTCGCCCGGTCGCCTACCACCTCTACGAGGCGGGCCACCCGCTGGATGATCTGGGGACCAAAGCCACGCGGGTCGAGGCAAGCCGATGCTGCCACGTCTACCGCCAGGACCGCGTGCGCCAGCGGATCGGGGCGCCCTGGATGCGGCCGGTCCTGGCACGCCTGCGCCAGCTTGCGATGTACGAGGCCTATACGATGATCCAGGCGAGGACGCGGGCGGCCTATCCCGGGTTCATCAAGCAACAGGCCGGCAGCGTGCCGATGACGCCGGCGGTGGTGGCAAGGCAGTTTTCGGCGTCCCAGGCGGCGGGCGCGGCGGCGATTTCGGACGCGGGTGAGTTGCGGATCAATATCGCCCCCGGCGTGATCCCGGTCCTCAAACCGGGGCAGGAGCCGTACTTTCCGACGCCATCGGTGCCGGACTCGATGTTCCCCGCGTTTGTGCTGGACCAACTCAAGGGCATATCGGCCGGGTGCGGACTGGACATCGCCACCGTCGCCCGCTGGTACGCCGACGGGAACTTCTCCAGCCAGCGCCAGGGGAAACTCGACATCTGGGCGGAGGTGGACTGGATACAGGACCTGCTCTTTGTCCACAAGATCATGCGGAGGGTCCGGCGGCAGGTGATCGAGATCGCGATCGCCGAGGGCCGGCTGGCGGCGACCGGGTACCGGGAATCGGACCGCTGGCGGCGGGCCTATCTGATGACCAACTGGCAGGGGCCCCCGAAACAATCGGTTGATGAGATCAAGGACGAGGCGGCGTGGGACATGCGGTTCAAGAGCCTCCGGGCTAGCCCGATGGAGTACTGCAACGAGCGGGGCAAGGACCCGCGCGACGTGCTGAGCGAATGGCGGGAGTTCGTCGAAATGGCCCGCGACGACTACGGCCTGGGCGACCTGCTCCAACGCTATTTCGGCACTGACGTCGCCAACAGGCCGCGGGAGGGCCAGCGCCCTCCAGGCGCGCCGGGCGGGGATGACGGCGGCGATGGGGGCGGCATGAGCGGCCTCGTCGCCCGCCAGGCAGTCCTGCAATCGCTGCTGGAGGAGGACCCCCCCATTAGGAGCAGGCAATGGCCATAAGGCACAACAGCAAGATCGCCGACCGGGAACCGGCCTGGGGCGACGTGGACAAGGGCAGACTGCCGCGGGCGGCGTTCGCTGATGCGGGCGAGCCCGCCAGCAAAAGCACCTGGGGCTACCCGCACCACTGGGTCGCCGACGGCGGCGACCTGGACGAGGACGGGATCTACACGACCGGGACAATGTACCTCCACCGCGGCGGCCTTAATGCCGCCTGGAGCGCCGCCCAGGGCGGCAGATCTGGCGAGAAGGCCTCGGCGGCCGTGATCAGCCATCTCCAGGCCCACAGGCGGGCCGTCGGGGCCGAGAGCGACTCGGACGGCAAGGATCGCCGCGAGACATTCCTGGTGCAGTCGATGGCGGCGGGAGGCGGCATCGAGGTCCAGGACGAGGGCGGGGAACTGGGCGGCGGGATGATTGGAAACGTCGCCGTCCTGACCGCCGGGATGGCCTACCCGGCAACCGGCGAGCCGTTCGAGGTTGATGACGTGATGCTGGACCAGGTCGCGGTGTCGATCAACGCCGCCGCCGGCGGCGTGAAGTGCCGCATCAGCCACCCGGAACTGGGCGGCGGGCTGGGCGAATACCTGGATTCCATCTTCTACCTGGTGGGCCGGTGCCGGGATGCGCGGATCAGCGGCAACCAGGTGCGGGCGGATGTGCACCTGGGCGCTTACGCAGACGACGGCCCCCAGGGACCGGCCGGGACATACCTGCGCGGGATCGCCCGGCGCGACCCGGCGGCGATCGGCATGTCGCTGCGGTACATACCCGCCCCGTACGTGGAGCGCGAAGGCCGCTCTCCGATAGGGCGGGTGGCGATGCTGACGGCGTGCGATTTCGTGGGCACCCCGGGCGGCAACCCGGCGGGATTGCTCGCGGGCAAACAAGGCAAACAATGCGTCGGCGATGGATCGCCGGCCGAAACTTTTTGGCATTCGGACTCTGACGGAGAAACGGACATGAACAAGCGACAACGGAAGTACCTGCAACAGATCGGCCTGGTGGCCGGCGCCGATGAAACGCAGGTGGAGAAGTTCCTGGCCGGACTGAGCCAGGAACAGAAAGAGATCTACGACGCCCTGGCCGGCAAGGGCGAGGAGGCCAGGAAGGCCCCCGACCCCGGCGAATTGTCGGGCGAGCGGGCGAAGCCGGCCGCTTCGATCCCTCCTGCCGCCGGCGGCGAGCAGATCAGCGACGAGACGCGGCGGCGGATCGGCGAGCAGGCCCTGGAGGCCGACCGGAAACGCCGCCAGGAAATCGTGGCGCTCGCCAAGGCGAGCGACCTGCCCGAGGAATGGGCGGCCGGGCTGGCCGACCGAGGCGTCAGCGTCGCCCACGCCCGCGAACTGGTCGAGATGGCTCGGACCATGCGGCCGTTGCACGCGGCGGCCGGCACCGACGGCGTGCGGGTCGGCGAGGACCGCAACCTGGCAAGCCTGTCTGCGGCGATGGAGGACGCGATCTGCCTGCGGGCGGGCGCGCCGCTCCTGGAGATGCGGGGAGAGGAGATCATCCGCGATGACGCCGGGCGACCCAAGGCCCGCGCGCCCCACGAGCGGGCGCTGAGGTTCCGCGGGCTGTCCATTGGGGACATGGCCCGCGAGTACCTGTCCAGCATGGGCGTGCCCGACGCGCGGATGCTGGGCATCGACCAGGCGGTGAAACTGGCGATGGACCGCCGGGCGCAGATACAACTCGGCGTGCCGGTGGCCCTGGCCATGGGGACGAGCGACTTCACGTCGATCCTGTCCAACACCGTGGGCAAGAGCCTGCGGGCGTTCTACGAGCTCGCGCCCATCACCTGGCCGGTCTTCTGCCAGCGCGAGACCAACCCCGATTTCAAGGTCCGGGTGATCGCGGCCCTGTCGGAGGCGCCGTCACTCGTACTCAAGGAAGAGGGCGGGGAGGTGCGTTACGCGCAGTTCAGCGACAACGGGCGAAACGTCCAGGTTGCCACCTTCTCCCGTGGCGTGCGGCTGACCCGCGAGGCGATGGTCAACGACGATCTGGGCGCGTTCCGGTCGATCCCGATGCTGTTCGGGCGGCGATCGCGGGACAAGGAGGACGATGTGGTCTACGCCCTCCTCAACGCCAACGGGACGATCGACGGCGGGCTGCTCTTCAACGCCACTGCGATCACGACCCCCGGCGGCCACGCCAACCTGGCGACCTCCGCCCACGCCCCCGACGTGACGCGGCTCGACGCGGCCTACGCGGCCATGGGCGTGCAGCGCGGGATGCTTTCGACGGTCGAGGGCGACGACGGCCCGGCGTTCCTCAACATCACGCCGACGGTGATGCTCGTGCCCCACGCCCTGCGCGGCACGGCCGAGGCCCTCATCAACGTCAAGGACCTGGTCCAGCCCAACCGCTACAAGGGCAACTTGGCGATCGTGCCAAACGCGCGGCTCGACGCCGCCAGCGCGGCCGCGTGGTACCTGGTAGCCCCGCTGACGCCGCCCGCCGAACTGGCGGGGGCGCCGATGGGCGTCGACACGATCGCCGTCTGCTTCCTCGAGAGCCAGCAGTCGCCTGTTGTCCGCAATGAGCAGGACTTCGCCACGCTCGATATCAAGATCGCCTGCGAACATATCGTGGCGGCCTACGTCATCGACTGGCGAGGCCTGTACATGAACGCCGGCGTCTGACCCGGGCGAGGCGAGTGATTGAAACCTTCGGGGCCGCGCGGCCCGCCCCGGTGGCCCCGGAGCGACTTACGACGCACGACAGGGGCGGCGCCACCCGCAGGCGTTGACGGCGGGCGCGAGACGGGCCGCGAGATGCCCGGAAAAGCGCAGGTTGGAGAATCGAAAATGAGCAGCACATTCAGAGGCGAAGGCAAACGGGTACGTTACTACAACGCCGGCGGGACCACCATCGCCGGCGGCACGGTCGTGGAACTCAACGCCATGATCGGCGTGGTCGTCGCCGACATCCCCACACTCTCCTGGGGGACGCTCGAGGTGGAGGGCGAGCACGAGCTGGCCGCCACCAGCGGCGACACGTGGGCAGTCGGCGACATCCTGTACTGGAACGCCGGCACGGACAAGCTGACCAGCACGGCCCAGGCGCTCCTGGCGGGCCACGCCACGCGGGCCAAGGCGGGCGGCCAGGCGACGAACACCGTCAAGCTCGGCCGGACGGTCCTCAACGCGTCGATCGCGGATGCGCTCGTGGCCAACTCCATCAGCGGCGGCGACTCCAGCCTGGGCATCGATGGGTTGGCTGCCGCTCAAGGCGGGGCGGTCCCGATTAAGGGCGGCACGAGTGCGACGGCCGGCAACGCCGGCGGCGCCGCCAGTCTGACCGGCGGCACGCCCGGCGCTACGGGCGTCGGCGGCGCGGCAAGCGTCGTGGGCGGCATCGGCGGGGCGACCTCTGGCACGGGCGGCGCGGCCACCGTGGCCGGCGGGGCAGGGACCAACGGCAACGCCAACGGCGGCGCGGCCAGCCTGCTGGGCGGCAACGCCCACGGGTCCGGCACGGACGGCGTGGCCAATGTCGGGACCTCCAACACCTCCGCCGTCAACGTCGCGGCCGCCAGCATCCCGACCAATATCGGCGGGCCGATCACGGCAGGCGTCGGGGCATCGACCGCGGCACTGGGCAGCACCTACGCCGACGCGGCGGCCCTGCCGGCGGGAACAGGGACCGTCTATCCGACCACGGACGCCAACGATACCAAGGGCGTCATCATCGACGCGGCGGACCAGGTGACGGGCCGGATGCTCCTCATCGGCAACGGCGTCAGCAACAAGATCCTGAAGGCCTACGGGCCTTCGGGCGCCGTCATCAACGGCGCGGCGGCCAACGCGGCCTTCTCATCGGCCAGCGGCAAGGGCGTCATCGCCGTCTGCCTGTCGGGCGCCGGCAATACCTGGCTGATGTGGTGAGTTCGAAGAGACGCGGCGTCCGGGATCGGAGTCCCCCGGACGCCGAGATGGAAAAGAGGCCCCAGCGCCCTTGACGGCCAGCGTCAAGGGCAGGCCTCGCCACTGGGCCGGAGGTCGGGCGGAACGGAAGCCGCCCGGCCCGAAGCCCCTGAATGGAGCAGGAACAGAAATGGGCAAACTGAACAAAAGCACGAGCTTGATCACGCTGGCGGCGCTGACCGTCTTCTGCCTGATGGCGATCCTGCTGTTCTGGTCGTGCGGGTGCATGAACCCGCCTGCCCACACGCTGTACGTGGATGCCAAAGGCCAGACCGTCGATCCGTGGCTGTCCGGCGTGAAGGCCGACGCCCTGGCGTGGGACCGCAACGGCGACGGCATCCCCGACCACGACGCCAACGGCCACGTGGCAGTCGTCAGCGGGAGCGAGGGCTACAGGACGGCGGAGATCATCGACGAGGCGGCGCCGTCGGCGTTGGGCGTGGTCGGGTCGCTTCTGGGCGCGACGGGGGCGGGGGCCGTGCTGGTCGGCCTGGGCGCGGCCTGGAAACTCGCGCGCTTCGGGCGGATCTTCATGAATACCGTCATGTGCGTCCAACAGGCCAGACTCGCCCTGAAGAACAGCGACAACGCGGCGGCCCTTGCCATCGTGGACGAGGCGCTGTCCAAACAACTGCCGGAGACGATCGCCAAGGTGGCCGAGATCAAGGAAAAATGCTTCGCGCCCCCGGTGACGTCGTGAGAAGCGCGGGCGGGACGCCCGCGCCATCAGGACACCAGGACGTGACGGACGAGGACTGGACAAGGCGGTTCGATGAGTACTGCCGCCAACGGCGGCTGGACGAGGATTCAATCGGCCGGGTGCGGCGGAGCCAGTTCCACGACATCGCCCGCGCGCAATTCCTGTGTGGCGCCAGCGAACGGGTTGTGGCGGCGTTACTGGAGCGGGCGGAGATCGAGTGCGAGCAAGCCCTTGCCGCAGACCGCCAACGGCAAGACGAGGCGGCGAGGGCGGGGTCGAGGGGCGGCGATGGCCAATAGTGGAAAAGTGATCTTCTGGGAGGGCGTGAAACTGGCCCTGCCGGTGGCCTGCGTGATCGCGGCGACGGCGGTCTCATTCCAGGCCGTGCGTTCGGCGACGGCCGACAACGCCGCCTCGATCGGCGAACGCCGCGAGGAAATAAGGGCGGTGGCGGCGGAAACGGAGCGGATCAAGGGGATAGTGAACAGCCAGCGGGAGGACCTTCTGCACCTGCTGGCGCAGCAGAACGAGCGGACGATCCGCGAACTGAGCGCGATACGCGAGGAGCTTGCCGCCCTGCGCGAACGGATCGGGCCGGGTCGGGCGGGGCAGCGGGCAGGCTCGGAGGCGGCCCCATGACCAGCGAGATCGAGACGAAACTGGAGGCCTGCCTGCCGACGATCTTCGCGGCGGCGGGGACCGCGGTGAACTACACCCCCGCCGGCGGGAGCGCCAAGCAGGTCCCGGCGCTCCTGGAACCGATGAGCGAACACCTCATCGAGGGCGATGAACGCCAGCGGGCGGTGCGGCGATTGATCGCGACCATCCGGCGCGATGCCGAGACGGGGATCGCCGAGCCGGCCCTGACAGACCAGATCGAAATTTCGGGGGAGACCTTCGCCGTGGAGGGCCTGCTGGAACGCACCGCCGGCACGGCGAGATTGGCATTGGTAGGAGTCGAGACGCGGATGATCCGGGACCCATCCGGGGCGATGAGAACGGGAAGGTGATCCGTGACCGTCGAACCGACGGGACCGATCAGTCTGCCGATGGAACGGGCGGCGGCCCTCCTGGCGGCCTGCGACACGTGGCAGCTTGCCTGCGGGATCGACGAAGACGACCTGGGCGAGCCGGAATCCGTCGCCGCGGCCCGGGCGCACGTCTGGCTGGGAGAGTTCGATCAATCGGCCATGGATGCGGAAGAGCGGCTCGCGGCCAGACCGGTGGCCCTGGTCTACGCCGGCGTAAGTTCGGCAAGCTCCCGCGTGGCCTCGCCCAACACGTGGGCCGATTCCGGCGGGCTGGCGATGGTGATATCCGCCCTGCCGGCCGGAGACGACCGCGGGGAGAACTACGTGAGTTTCACGAATTTCCTTGGGGACCTCATCAGCGAGATGAGGGCGCTGTCGGGCACGGCCGGATACCTGAACGTGACGGCGATCGAGCGGATAGCGGGGCCGACGAGACCCGAGGCCGAGGCGGTCGCCGCCGGGGAGATGGATGAGCTCCAGGCCAAGCTCGAATTGACCTGGCAGGACGCCTGAGATGTTGTTCGTCAAGATCAGATACCGCGGGGCGGGCGATATGAGGCTGGTGGGCCGGGTCTGGAATGACATCGTGAATGAGGCGATGGCCGTGGCAATCCTGTATTGGCACCGTATGCTCCTGCCTATCCACTTCACCACCCGCGGGGCGACCATGTACGGCTATCAACGCCGAAGACCATACAAGGTCCGAAGCAGGCGCGAGGCCAGCGGTTATAGGGAGATCCCGTACGAAACCTACAAGTTCAAGCGGCTCGGCCATTCATACCCGCTGGTCTGGAGCGGGACGATGCGGAGCATGCTCACTCCCGGGATCAGACTGACCCCGGCGGCCAACAAGGCCAAGATCGCCGGCCACATGCGAGGGCCGGACTATCTCCGCCCGCCGGGCAGGCCCGCCCTGATCCGCAGAGGGCGGTTGGCCCAGCGGATGCCGGACATGGGCAGCGAGCTGCTCGCCACCACCGGCGCGGAGCGCGAGACGCTGAAACGGATCGTGGCGACCGAGACGCGGCGGAGGCTGGCGACGCTGTCGGCCGTGCGGACGATCGCCATCGGGGCGGCGTAAGGCAGAATAGAGACGAGCCGTTGACACCCGGTGTCAAGGGCAAGGAGACGACAATGGCACAGGGAGATCGAGGCACGCTGGGGCTGGTCAAGATCGCTAGCCCGGCGCTCACGATAGGCGGCATCCAGAGTTGGGGGCTGACCAGCAACCTGGCCCGGCAGGTCGAGGGCAGCGGCGGGATCGTGGACCCGACGTTCGTGGCGCTGATGAGCCTGAAACCCACGCTCACGTTCACGACGCTCCAGCTCACCGCGCTCAATAGCTGCGGGATCGCCGGCTGCCAGGTGACCACGGCGGACTTCTACGTCCAGAAGCTCGCGCCCTACGGGACGCGGGCGGGGGCGGGTAGCCACACCAAGCTCTCGGCGGGTGCCGGCATCATGGTGCCGCGGACGCTGACGGCGTCGCGCGGGCAGCGGGCGACGATAGAGTTCGAGGTCATCCCCATCTCGGCCGATGGGGCGGCGCCGGCGGTGGAGATCACGCCCTCCCAAAACCTGCCCGGCGGCGGGACGGTGGGCGAGGCCTTCACGATCGGCCCGGCGGCCTTCAACGGCACGGGGATCGACGTGGAACGGATCACCGTCAACTTCGGTCTGGCCGTCCAGGCGGAGGGTTCCGGCGGGCAGCCCTACGATACGTTCGTCTCGGTGATGGACCGGCGGCCGTCGATCAGCATCTCCAGCCCCGATCTGGATGCGATTGCGACGGTCGGCCTGGAGGGGCTTGCCCAGACGGCCGGCGACTCGCTCCTGTACTTCCGCCAACTCGCCGCCAACGGCATGCGCTGGGCGGAAGGCGAGAACAAGCACGTCAAAATCAGCCTGGACGATGGCCTGCTGACAATGGACAGCGTGCGGGCCGACCACAACGGCGTGTCCATGGCGGAACTGACCTACACGCCGACGTGGGACGGCAGCATCGCGATCATGGTGGTCACGGTCAATACGCCGATCGTCTGACGAATCGTCTTTTAGACCATTAGACCGTTAGGCGGCAGAGGGCGGACAGCCGGCCGCGGCGAGGAGACAAATGCAGTTTCTGTACTTCATACCCGACCGCACCAACGCCCCGCCGGAGGTCCTGGCGGAACTGGGGATCGCCGCCGTCCTGGGCTGCCCGGCCGCCACGGGCTATATCGACGCCGGGCCGAGCGGGGCGGGCGGGGTGCTCGTCGCCGCCTCCGTCGGGCCGCCGACCGCGCTGGCCTTCCGCAAGGACCGTTGGCGATGGATCCCCCGGCATGACGCGGCCGAGCCGGCGAAGGTCATTTACCACCTCGGCGTGCCGCAACCTCCGCCGGGACCCGAGGACCTGGCCAGGCCGGAAATGCTTGCGGGCAAGGCGATCATCCTGGCCGACGGGCGGGAATGGATCGTGCCCCTGGCGCGGTACTACGACGGCGGGACGCCCCTGGGACGCCGAGTCACCCTGGATGAGGCGGGAAACGAGGTCCTGGGCGTCCTGGAGGCCCGCAGGGGCCTCTGGGAGGCCGCCTGCGAGGTCTGGGAGGAGTTTGTCGCCCAGCAGGCCCTTGACAGTGAGTCTCAAGGGCAGGCCGTCGCAACGGACCGCAAGGCCCGTGAGGGCGGTATGACGCTGCTGCGGGCAAAACAGATCGCCTCAATGGCCCTGGGGGCCAACTACCGGGTCGGCGAGTTCGAGGTTTCCGCCCTGGGCCTGCTCTCAACCGAGAACATCCATGCGGCGCTCGCCGCGATGGCCGACGTGGACGGTTTTTGCGAGATGCTTAAAAAAAAACGGGCCGACGGCGCATGATGCATGAGATGTGGCGGGCGGGACTGGCGGGAGGTTACGCCCCGACGGCGGCGGATGCATGGATCCTCGCCCGGGAGACCGAAGAGGCGCGGGCGCGGATGGAGATCGCGGCTGCGGTGACGCGGCCCGCGACCGAGTGAGAAATGACAGAAGGCGGCGGAATAGATTTTGCGATGTCGGCGGACCCGCGGGACCTCCTGCGGGCCCTGGAGCAGATCGCGCGCAGCCAGGCCCGCCTGGAACAAGGCTTCGCCAAGATCGGCCAGGAGAGCCGCAAGGTCGCCGTGGAAATCAAGGAGGGCTTCGGGTCCAGGGCAATCGCGGGGCTGGAGGGTATGGCGGTCCGATGGTTCAGCGTCGCGGCGGCCATTGGGATCGCCCGCGAAGCCCTCGCGGCCAACCTCCGGGAATTGACGCGGATCGAGGAGGCGAGCGAAAGGACCACCACCAGCCTCACCAGGATGATGGCGGCCACAGGGATGCTGGCCGAGGCCGAGCGGCTCAAGCCGTTTCTGCTCACGCTGACCCCCAGGGGCGTCGGCATCCAGGAAGGCATCGGAATGCTGGCGGCGCTGCGGGGGGCGGCGCCCCAGATGCCGGTGGAACAATTGCTCCGGATGACCGGGGTCGCCGCCATGGGCAAGATGGCCGGACTCGAACCCGCCGAGCTGGCCCAGACGATGGGCGAACTCTCGAAGGTCAGGGGCATGGCGGTCAAGGGCGGGCGGCCGGAGGCGGAGCAGATAGGCAGCATCGCCGCGATGGTGCGCCAATATGAGGGTCGGTACGGCGCGAGGTTCGAGCGCGGCGGATGGGGCAGGCTCCAGGCCTGGGGCGAACTCGGGCTTGATCCCCGCCTGGGTCTGGGCTTTGGCATGGCCAGCCTGCAGGCCGGGCAGCGGGCCGAGGGGTTTTCGGCCCTGGTGGATATCCTCCAGGAAAAAAAGGAAGTCAAGCCGAGACTGGGCGTCGCGCTGAGTGAGACCGAGAAGGCGGAACGGGATTTCTACCGGCTCGGGGCGGCGGAACGGTTGACGGCCATCCAAGGCAGCGAGGCCCTGCGCAAACAACTGTTCGGGACGCAAGCCGCGGGGATCGGGGCGATGTTCGCGGCGAAACCCACTGAGATTGCCGCCGGGATCACCAAGGCCGCCGGGGAGCCGCGCCTTCAACAAATGGCCGTGATGGCCTTGAAGGACCGCGAATGGGCCGAGACCGCGGCGCTTGAGGTCGCCAAGGCCGCGGCCGAGGCAACCGAATACCGCCGTCAGGCCGGCGAACCGCTCCACGCGCTGGAATTGCGACTGGCCACAAGCCGCGCAAAGGGGCAACCAGCGGTGGAAAGAATGATTGAGGAGTTCGGCAGCAAAGCGGTCATCGCAGCCGGTTTTCGGCCGGCGACACAAGCGAAAGAACTTCAGGAGGCGGCGGATGCGTTACAGAGGGCGGGGGACAAATTAGAGCAGGTGGCCGACAGACTGTCCCGAGGATTTGGCGGGGAGGCGGCGGTGCCCGGGCCGGCAGACCCTAACCTGGTCCCGCCCCCGTCGGCCGATCCCAATGTCTTCAGGCGACGCGTCCTCTGGCATACCCGCGACATGTTCGGCAGGGACATCCAGCGGGAGTACACCCCCGATGCGGCGATGGATTGAGCGATGCCTACGATAGGCGGATTGGGCTACGCGGCCCTGTACGGGACGCCCGATCCCCTCGGCGAGGGGATCGAACGGATCCAGCGCCGCGACCGCGACGGGCCGCGATGGCGCCGGATAGGCCGCACGAGCCAGACCCGCGAGGTCCGGGCGATTGCCTACGTCAGCGGCTCAAGCGGCCTGGTGGCGGCCCTCGAGGCGGCCAAGGGGCTCCAGGGCGAGCTCGTGGACCTGGTCGACCCCCACGGGCTGACCTGGCACGACTGCCGCGTGATCGCCGTCACGGTGGGGGCGGTCGCCGCGTGCATCCGCAACGGGGCGGCGCAGAAACGCGTGGAATTCGTCTACGCCCTCGAGATGGAATCGCAGACGGAGACCGGATGATGGGCATCGTGTGCACGGACAACCGCGTCACGATCCGCTTCGCGGTACGCTTGAGCCTGCCGCTGGAGGGCTGCTACAAGATCTTCGGCGCCCGCGGCGGAGCGGAGATCGACTTCGCCGCGCCGCTTTGCCCCAAGGCCGTGGAGGGCTGGCCCGCCTGGGCGCGGCAATATAAGAGCGGGTTCGGCCTCGGCCGCATGGGCATGCATGCCCTCGGCTATGGGCATCTGGGAACGGGATTCGGCAACGGCCCGTTCGGGCAAGGCCCATTGGGGCGGGGCACGTTCTGCCTGGAGGCCCAGACGAGCGGACTGGCCGATGGAGACTGGCAGATCGTCATCGTCGGCTGCGACGGGGCGGGAAATTTCCTGGCCGACCCTGGGCAGCTCCAGGTGGCGGAACTGGCGATCGCCGGGACGCCCGCGCCGCCGACGGCGCCGGCGGCAAAGGCCTATAACCCGGAAACCGACGCGCTCAGCCTGGAATGGGAACTGAGCGAGGATGATGAGGCGGCCTAGATGAGTCGCGAGTCGCCAATCGTAAACTGAAGGAAATGTCCATGACCGAGACCTATCCCAGCGACGTGACGCTCAACGGCCTGTCGGGCCTCTCCGATGAGGGCCAGGAGGTCCTCTACCCGCCCTGGAATGAGGAGCCGTACTACACCAGCTTCTACAAGATGCTCTACCGGCTCCTGGACGCCAGCCGGCGGGCAGGCGACCTGCGGGTGTACAAGGACTCCGGCGGGGCGCTCAAATTCGGGGTGCGGGCCGGGCGGTGGCTCAATGGCGACGCGGCGGTCAACTATGCCGGGGCGACGAACCAGTCGCTGACCGACAACGCGACCAATTACATTTACCTCACCGCCGCCGGGGCGCTGGTCGTCAACACCACCGGCTTCCCCGTGCCGTCGGTGACGCCGCACATGCCCCTGGCCACCATCGCCACCGGGACGGCCTCCGCCGGCGGCGTCGCCGGGCAATATGCCCACGCGGACATCACCGACTATCGCGGCAGGGCCTTCCTCAGCATCCCCGGCGCTTCAGGCTCAGGGGGCGGGTCGAAGGTCTTCGACTGGCAGACCTCCGTCCTGGATGAGATCAACTTCGTCACGTCCGAGCCGGCCAGCCCCACGCTCGGCGATCGGTACATCAATACCGCAACCGGCAACTCAAGCGTCCGTGGCCAGGCGGTCGTCGCCAATCGCATCTACGAATGGAACGGGACCTCCTGGACGGAATCGACGCCGTCGGAGGGCTTCTGCTGCATGGTCGAGGACCGCGACATGCTGATCGGCTACAACGGGTCGGCCTGGGTCGACATCGGGACCTTCGCGTTGCTTGCCGAGGCAAAGACCTTCTTCGCCGCAACCGACATCAGCGCCGCCGAGGCCGAGACGCTCACCGCCGGGGCCGCCAGCGACGCCGATGCCCTCCACAAACACGCGGCCCTGGATGAGGCAAAAACCTTCTTCGCCGCAACGGATATCAGCGGGGCGGAGGCCGAGACGCTCAGCGACGGTTCCAACGCCGACGCCCTGCACAAGCACGAAGGGGTCGAGGCCGACACGCACGGAGTTGGAAGTCCTAACGTGCTGACGGCCGCCGAGAGCGGTAAGACGCTCACAAACGAGGGTGCAACCGAGGAGAATTATCACCTGCTCCCATCCGCTGCGGCCGGCCTTACGTTCTATTTCTACTGTCAGGACTCGGACGGCATTCGTGCCACGGCGGGAAGCGGCGACACGATCCGGGTTGGCGAGACCGTTTCGGTGGCGGCCGGATACGTCAAGAGCACAATCGTCGGTTCGTACCTCGGCCTGAAGGCCGTCAACGCGACGGAATGGGTCGCAAGGGAAATCGTCGGGACCTGGGACCTCCAGACCGCATAGGAGATGAGGCAATGACACTGACGCGCATCAACGCGGCCGGCGCCGCCAAGGCGAGCAGCATCCTTCGCACCCTGCTTGACGACATGCTGATAAACGGCAGGCGCGGCTCCATCGTCAACTGCAAATACACCGAGACGCCGGATGACCATCTTGGCGTGGATGACACGACGCACAACCGGACGTACCTTTTCATGAACCGCGCCGCGCGCCTGGATTTCCGTGGGGTCATCAACCGCGTGAAGATCAACTTGGGCGAACTCGACGACGTGGACCAGATACGCTTGTGCGTCACCCGGTTTTCGTATTCCACCGACGACTACGCCGCCTATCGGTTCCGGGTCATCTCGACCAGCCAATGGTTCGCCGCCGGCGGCCTGGCCGAGAACGCCGAAAACGATTTCACCTCGATCACCTGGAGCTGGGGCCTGGCCGAGCATTGGCATGACTGCGGGGATTTCCTCGGGATCGAGATCGACGGCAAGGCGACCGCGGACTCGACAACGGACATACTCCCCGTGGATACGGGCCTGACCGCCAGCTGGTACGATTGCCGGTACGTGAGCACCCTGCCGGATGCCGGGACGGTGACTGAGTGGAGCAGCACCGGGGCGACGGGCAAATCGCCGAGATTCACGGTCTACTCCAACATCCCCCACCTGGTGATGTTCGGCGATTCCATCTCCCTCGGCTCCGACAGCGCCAATCCCCGCTGGGACGCCTTCGCCAACGTGGGCCCGAGCCTCACGCCTTCCAGTTGGGACCCGTGGCACAGTCCCGCCAAGTGGATCGCCGAGGGAACCGGCCTTGACACGGGGATCATCGGGATGGGCGGCACGTCTCGGACGGATTGGAATCCGCCCAGTGCGACGTACTGGGCACGCGTCGCGGCCTGCACGCCGATGTCCGCGGCGCTCGTCCTGGGCACCAATGACATTCTCAATCAGGCGGGGGCGGGCGAGGCGCTCCTGGACTTCACGAATAAACTCTTCGGCGGCATGGGAGAGGACGGCGTTTTTCCCACGCTCAAGACGATGGGATGCCGCGGGATCATGGTGTCCGTTCCGCCGCTGGCGAAGATCTTCGGGATTTGGACCAATCTGGACCTTCTCCACCATGAGATTCGGGCATGGAACGCCGTCCTAAAGCGGAAGTGCCGCGACCAGGGAATCCCGTTCGCCGATCCGTGGAGGGGCTTGGCCAGTCCGTATGATCCCCGCCAGACGGGACCGCCCCTTGTCACCCTTGATACCCATCCGTCGGTGGCGGGATACAAGGTCCTGGCGGAGGCGGTCATCGACGCCATGAAGGAGATATGAGATGGGCGGCAATACCTATTTTCGACCGAGCCTGAGCGACACGCCGGCGGGTTCCCTCGCCAGATCGTACATCACCGAGGATTCGCTGGCGCGGTACCAGATCGAGCTGATGAAGTGCCGCAACGCCGACGGCACGGTCATGGACGCGACCGGAGCCGCGGGCAACTTCAAGATTTCCGCCGGAGGCTGGGGCAGCGGGAGTTTAACACTCCTCGGCGAGGCCGCCCAGGGCAACACCAAGACCGATACCCTGGCCTTCGAGTTCGCCCTGGCGCCGGAATACATCGCCGATCAGGACGCCAAGATCATCGTCCAGGCCCGCTACGCCGGCAGCGGGACCGCCGGGGCCAAGACCATCGACCTGGAGGGATACGAACTCTCGGACGCCGGGGTTGCGACTTCCATCAGGGCGTCATCCACGCTGACGCTGACGGCCTCCTTCGCCGACTATACCTTCGCGCTCACCGACACGAACCTGACCGCCGGCGACAGGATCATGTTGCTCGTGCGCTCGATCCTGGAGGAAACCGGCGGCAGCAGCAGCCTCCAGGTGGAGATCGGCAACATCGAGGTTCAACTGGACATCAAGGGATGAGCGTGTCCGTCGTGACCTATACCACACTTCTGGGAGCGCTTGGCTCGGCCAACAAGGCGGGCAAACCTCTGCATCTGACCGCGGGCAAGTACTACGTCGATGGTCCCCTTTTGACCACCGTGCCGATCCGGGGCGACTGGTCCCGCACAACGACCCTCTTGCTTCGCGGGGCGACTGCCCGGTTGATCGTCGGGCAAAGCGAGCAGATCCACCTACGGGACTTTTCCATCGAGGGCAACGGATCAGGCGATCAGATCGGAATACAGGTCGGCGGAATCGGGATGCAGGCCGACTTCTGCTATCTGTCCGGCCTGGAGGTCCGCCGTTGCGGCGGTGACGGCGTTCGATTCGTCAGGGGCAACTGCGGGTCGATCCGGGATTCCCATTTCTTCGCCAACGGTGGCAACGGGATCAATCTCGACAGCCCGGATGGTTGCTCAAACGCCCACACGATTCATGCGTACTGCGTCTCCAATACTTTGAATGGGTTGCGAATCGGCTGGTCGAGCGCCAACGTCATCGACGTTACCGCCGAGGGGAATTCGGGATGGGGATTGGAAATCACGAATCCCCAGCGCATCGTCACCTGTTACACCGAAGGCAACGTACTCGGCGGGCTGAAATGCACCGAGGGATGCTACGGCGCAATCATCAACTGCTGGTCCTGGGAGGGATGGCAGGATAAGCCGGGCAACCCGCCCCTGGTGCTGAATCGCAACAATCTGGCCATCTGGGGGCAGACCCAGAAGGCGCCTTGGGAGACGTGAAGCGTGACCGTGCTCTTCCACATCGACAACGAGGCCCCGGATTTCGGCGATTGGGACGGCGTGGAGACCGACTGCGCGACGATCGCGCAGGCCCCCGGTGCGAGCCTGCCGGGAAGCGGCGGGGTTCTGGGCCTGCGAATGGTCGGCGGGGATTCCCCGGCGGCCGCCTACGCCTTCAAGACCCTACCTGCCCTGGCCCCCGGTTCGACCCGATATGTCGGGACCTTCATCCGGATGAACAGCACGCCCGGCGCTGATGAGAAGCAGGTGCTGATTGAGTTGTGCGGAACCCTGCCGTACGCCCGGATCAAGGTCCACGCGGGCAATGAAATCTACTCCAGTTGGTTCGGTTGGGTTCTATCCTCCGGTCATGCAACGCTTGAGCAGGGACGCTGGTATTACCTGGTCCTGGCCGTCAAGCGGGCCACGACGCCTGAATCCTCCGACGGTCAGGTAAGGTTCTATCTTGATGGCGTACAGATTCACGCGTCCGGAGTCTTGAACAACTATGACCATTGCGCGGGAACTGGCCAGGTCCGCGTGGGCTATGTCGGCACGCCGTATGGGGATGACTTCGTGGCCAACGCGGACATGGACGAGGCATGGGCCACAGACGATCAATACCCCACGCCCCCGGGCGATCCGCCATCGGGGCGCTACGAGATATACCGGGGCGTGCATTCGGCCGCCGCGATCGACTGGGACTCACCCGTCGCCAACGCCCCCGCGGGGACCGCCCAGGCGGTGCTTGCCGGCCTTGGTCACCAGGTCGGCGTGGATTACTACTACGGCCTCCGGGCCGTCTCGGATGCGGGCGTCCAGGAACAGGGCACCGCCGCGGTCTGCCGGGTCGTCATCGACGGCGACGGGAACCTGGCGGGCAATCGGCCCAACGCCGTGGCCTGGGCATCGGCCAGCCCGTATGCCGGCGGCAAGATCGTCCTGGCGTTCGAGTATGACGCCGAGGGAGAGCGGGCGGAGGCGGCGGGTCTGGAGCTGGCGGAGGTCCGCTGCGGCCAGCCCGATTGGACGGAGCTGCTCCAGACGATCAGCTTCAGCGGATCGGTACGCCGGCAGGTGCTGCTCGAGACCGTCTGGGAACACCAGGCGACGGTGCGGCTGGCCGTGCGGGCGGTCGACGCCGACGGCGCGGCCGGCGAAGCGCTAACCTTGGCGCCCGTCGCGGCCGACGCCGAGGCCCCGGCGGAGGTGGCGATCGTCTCCGCCCAGGCGACGTGAACGAGGCGGCAATGGCGCTCCTGCGGGTCCCCAAACTCATCGTCCAGGTCAAGCGGAGCTGGCAGCAGCCCTGGGCGGATCTGCCGCAGCTCGACGTGCTCCGCTTCAGCGCCTCGCTCCAGCCCACGATGCCCTCGGCGGCATTCGTCTGGCGATACGGGGCGATCGACGACGGGGGCGGGGAGTTCTGGCCGTACCTGCCCCTGCTGGACGGCCTGATCGATCAATTCGTCCGGATCTGCCGGCTGCCGACGGCCGGGACCGAAGGCAGCTCGCCCATCCCCGTCTGGTACGGGATATTCGCCGAAGAGGACGATCTCGCCGGGGCGGTGAACCCCTACCAGATCGCCACCGGCGACCAGGTACTGACCGCACGCGGGCTGGAACTCCTGCTCGCCCGCTGCGCGATCGAGGGGGCGGTGGCGAAGATATCCGGCGCGGCGGCGAGGATCGACACGCCGCTGGTCTTCAACGGCCGGCCCCAGTCGGCGTCGCGGCCCTTCGGGAACCGCAGTTCCGCCCGTTACGCCAACGCCGAGACGGGCGTGACGTCCTACGTCTTCAGCGACGACGGCGAGCCGTGGACCGCCGCGGACATCCTGGAATACGTCCTGGCGTGGTTCGGCCCTGCGGGCCTGGGCTTCCGGCCCGCCGGGGAACTGGCCAACCTCGCCCAGTTCACGCCGTCGGCGGCCCCGGCCAGGACGGTGCTGGCGGCGATCAACGCCGTCATCGACCGCCGCCGGGGCGCGGCGTGGCGGGTGACGCTCACGCCGAATGACGAGGCCCCGCAAGTGCGGGTCTACAGCACGTTCGATCAGGACGTGACCGTCGGGGAGACGAACCTGACGGGGGCGTCCGTCAGGATCGACCTGGACGGCGACGCCGACGCGGTCGAGGAGGTAAGGATCGGGCGGAGTTCGGCCCACCGTTACGACCGCATAATCGCCCTGGGCGGGCCGATCGTCGTCTGCGGGACGGTGAGTTTCCAGGCGGGCACACTCTGGGAGGCCTGGGGCGCGGAGCTCCAGGAGGAATACCAGGCCGCTGACGAGATCGCCCGCACCGCCGACAAATACGTGCATGTCTTCTGCGCCTACACCGTCGCCGGCTCGGATGCCATCGCCGGCCCAACCTGCGAGGGCGACGGCAGCCTGGACCTCGAGCCCCCGCCGCAGTTCTGGAGCGCGAAGCGCCTCCTGCGGCGCCTGCCGCTCGCCCTAGGGGGCGAGGACGAGGACGCCCCCGATGAATACCGGCCGCCCCTGGTGGTCTGCCAGATAACGGTCGAAGGCCAAACCAACTGGGTCGCGGTCGACAGGATTGACGAGCTGGCGCGCTCGCTGGGCGGGTCGGGGCCGTCGATGTCCGTCCGGCTGCTGGATGGCGAGATGGGGTTGCTGGTCCACGCCCGGCCCAATTATCTCCTGGCCAAAAACGACTGGACGCCCTCCGAGGACGATATCGCCGAACCCATCGTTGATTATCAGACCATCCGGGCGACCGTGGCCTGGTGCAGCGACAGGCGGCTGGAGGTGATCGCCGAGGTCCCGGGGGCGAGTCCCGCGGGATTCCCGCGGACGCTCACGATCGACGTCCCCGACGCGGAGTGCTGGGTGATCCTCCAGGGGACGGTGCTGGATGTGCAGGAGGGAGCGCTGGTCACGCAGGGCTCGTTCGATGAACTGCGGAATGACTCGGCGCGGCTGGAGGCGGTCGCGGCGATGGCGGCGAGCTGGTACCAGCGCCAGCGGCGCCGGCTGGGCCTCCGCTGGGCGAACCTGGTCTTCGAGGCAGCCCCCGGAGACATGGTCGGGCTCATCACCGCGGGCGGGTCGCCCGTAGCGGTCAACTCCACCGTGAGCGGGGTCGTTTGGGATGCATCCGGCGGGACGACGACCCTGTCGGCGGATTTCGAGGAACTGGACTTCGCCGGCATGGCCGGCCGTCGCGGTGGCCTGCTGGTTGAGGGAGAGAACCTCGCCGGGTCGGCGTGGGGGGCGGATTTCCCGGCGGCCGGGGGCGGCCGCGGCGGGCAGGACCGGCTCGTCAACCTGCCCGTGCGTTTTGGCGCCGGCGGCGGTGGGCGATTGGCCCCGGAGGTGTTTTTAGGCAGGCCGACATCGGCCTTCTCCAGCGGCGCCACGATCACGCTGGACCCGTGTGACATACACGGAACCGACGACGGCCAGGCCAATCGGGCGGTCTACGTCAAGGCCGATCAATCATCCTATTCGATGACCAACTCCACCAGCATCGCAACCAGCGCTATCGTTCCTCACGTCCTGGCCGACGACGGCTGCTACTACATGCTGGGGGAGCCTGTCGAGATGGTCACGGCCATGCAGGTCGATGATGTCAACAGGAAGATTCAGAAGAAGACCCGCAACGTCTGGGTGCCCACCGCCGGCGGCGAGAGCGGCTGGGTGGATTGGTACACCAACGGCCAGGAGTGCCCGGAGTAGGCGATGGCCAACGCGATCCAATGGTACAAAGGCGGGATTCTCTGGCGCAGCGGCGGCATGGCGTTCAACGCAGCTTGTTGCTGCAAGACCTACACGCCGGGCAACCCGTGCCCCTATTGTTCCGGCGGCACTCCGCGTTCATACGCCGTGACGTTCTCCGGCATCTCCGTCTGTGCGCCATGTTACGGGTTTACGAGCGAGAGATACGAATGGGTGGGTGCACCTGAAATCAATGGTTCCTTCCAGATCGACCAGACGGGCGACTGGCTGAACTGCGAGTGGCAACGCCTTGATGAGGGGAACTACGGGACGGTGAGGTGGTGGCATCTCGACCCGGATTGCTCCGGCTCATACGTCTCCATCCCGATGACCCACAGGGCGATCAGGCTGCTCAACATCAACATCCCGGTCTTGAAGTACGTATTTAAGGGCTGCACCGAGGGGCTGTATCCGGATTGTTTCACGGCCATCGCCTTTCGGTGCGAAGGCGACGTATGGGACAGGTGCGCGGAAGGCCTGGTGCTCGGGAACCAGGCCGGATGCAGCCTTGGCGACAGTGCCACGGGCGGCCAAGCCGTCCTAGAGCCGGTATGAAGCCGGCCAGGGCGGCCAAGTCCTCTGTGAGCCGTTATGAAACTGAGTAGGCAGGAACACCGAGATCGAACTCCCGTGAGACCACTGGCCAAGACCCAACTCTGCCGACAATGCGCGCGGGGAAGATTCCTGCCGACCGAATGCCGCAACCTGGAAGGGGGCATGGCCTGGCGGGGGAGCCTTATGGCCTGGGCGGCGGTCCCAGGCAACCTGGTTGACTTCGACTGTCCCCTTGGCCGCCCGTGGGGATGGAAGCCCGAGAAGCAGAAAGGCTCAGACCACAGGCCATTAGACCATTCGGCGCAGAGGTTCGCCGCCGAGCGGCGTGCGATCTGTCAGGAATGCCCGCACTGGTCCTCGGCGGATAAGCGCGGCGCGAAGTGCGCTCTATGGGGCGGCAGCCCATGCCGGTGGAAAATATACGTGAATCTTAGGGGAGCCGTTTGCCCCGCCGACCCGCCGCGCTGGGGGCCCTTGACGGTCGGCGTCAAGGGCGGGCCGGTGGATCCTAAGCTGGAAATCCCGGCGGCGATGACCGCCGCCGAAGAGCCAGGATCACCACCGCCGCCAGGATCGCCTGAACGCCCAGGCACTGCGTGAGCTTCACGCGGATGGCGAAGACCACGGGGGCAAAGTTCACGGGAAACTGCCGCTGATTATCTCCCCGAGGCCTGCCCTTGACACTGAGACCTTGTGTCAAGGGTCTGCCGGCCGAGCGTTCCATCGGCGACGCGACCGCCTCCGGCGGCGGATGGCGCAGTGACCACTCGCACGCGGCGATCAGGCCCGCGCCCGAGATTACGAGAATCAAGGGCCAGAAGTTTTTGCGACTGGATTCAGCGATCCTCGGGGATAATGATCGGACGCTCATCGTTTTCGTAGTTCCCTTACGATGTCTCCAAGTACGTCAATGGCCAGCCCTAGCCCTAGCTCCAGAAAACCCAGGGCCGTGAATATGGCTGCTTGCCCGAACTGCACGGACAGACCGGGGTCCATGTTTGTCACGATCGCACAGCCACCGAGCATGATTGTTAGGACCCCTACAGCCACCAAGATGCTGCTGACGAAGGCCCCGGTGGTATACCTGATCCTTTTCCATCGGATGATGGGCGTCGGTCGGTCAGTCGATGGGACGCCGATGCTGAAGTTGCAGTCCGGGCAAGACTCCGTCTTGCCGGCCAGGGATTCGGGCGACTCCATCCGGTGCCCGCAGTTGGGACAAGTGTAGGTGATCATGGATTTACCCTTTCGATGTCGAGATCATAAGCGGCCGCGAGGCGCGCGTACCGCCTGGTCATCTTGACATCCGAGTGGCCCATCCACTCAGCGATTTTGTAAATAGAGACGCCGCGGCGCGCCAACAAGGACGCGAAACAGTGCCGCAGCAGGTGAAAGCCGCGGCCGACCCGCTTGCCTGCCAGAGACCGGAATTCGGGGAACGCATCCTGAAGCGGACGTATCCGCAGCCCCATCGACTGCGGCGAGCATGGGCGCGGAACGTACCGAGATCCGCCGGGAAAGGTCTGGCGGGCCGGGAAGACCCAGCCGGTTGAAAACGTCCGGCGCCGCTGTCGGCGGAGGATGCGGCCGAGCAGCCGACAGACGGGGACGCAACGGAAGCGGCCGCTCTTGGATTGCCTGACGAGGACCCGCGAGCCGTCGAGATCGACGTCCTCCCATCGCAGGCGGCACATTTCCGATCGCCGCAGGCCGCAGAAGACGCCAAGTCCGACCTCGGCGCAGATGCCATGCCGGCGGGCGACCCGGATTGCCTGCTTGATCGTCAGCGGGTCCAGGATCGGGGGAACGATCTCCGGGGGTCTGCGGATTCGCACCCCCGCGGCCGGGTTGGAGTCCATCAACTCCTGGCGCCGCAGATGCTGACAAAAGCGGCTGATCGCGGCGCGGACGTTAAGAAGGGTCTTCAAGGATTTCCCGCTATCGAGCAGGGCGGCCATGTGACCCTCAATCGATCGGGCGGTGATCTGCTCCGCCGACTGCACGAGTCGCTCCTGCAAAAAGCCCCGCACGAGGCGAAGGTTCTCCCGCACCTGCCTTGGGCCGGCAGTGACGGAATTGAAAGCGGCAAAGTTGCGCAGCATCCCTTCCCAACTCGCCAAAGCGGCCGCGCTGGGCAATTCCGCCACCGGGGCGTCAAGACCAATTTTGGAATTTCCCGAAAAATAATCATTTTGCCATCCCAACGCTAACAT